ATGACCGGCCTCACCACAAGCCCGCTTGATGGGTTTGGTGTTTGTCCCGGCCAGCCTTGGCTCCGTGCGCACTTTGACTTTGTGGTCGAAGATGGCGGCCTTCTGGAAGTGAAGAATTTCAACGCGGCGGTCGCCAATAAGTATTCTGAGATGGACGAAGAAATCCGCATCCCAGAAGCCGACTACGTTCAGTGTTTGCACGAAGCCGTTGTCCGCGATGTGAACCACGTCTACTTCGCGGTGCTATTCGGCGGCCAGCAGTTCCGCTATTGGAAGCTGGAGTTCACGCCCGCTGAGAAGGAAGCCTTCATACAGCGCGCAGCGCAATGGTGGGGCTATGTAAACTCTGGCCTGCTACCAGAGCCTACGAACACCGAAGAGGCCGCCATACGCTATCCCAGGTCGATGGAGGGCTATGTCACGGCAAATGCGCAGATGGAACGTCTCGCGGATGAGTTGAAGCTGTTCAAGATGCAGTCGAAGCAGCTTGATGAGGCCATCGAAGCGCGTCAGTTCGCCATTCAATCATTCATGGGCGAGAGCGGCACCTTGATGAACATGGCTGGCGAGACGCTGGTCACATGGAAGTCCGCGAAGGGCTCGAAGCGGTTTGATGCGAAAGCGTTCAAAGAGAACCATCCCGGTCTTTACGCTGAATATGAAAAAGAAACAGCCGGTTCGCGCCGGTTTCTTGTGAAGTGAGGTTCAAATGAGCAATGCAATCGTTCCGTGGACAGATCAGGAGCGCATGGCGAATGCTATCGCGAAGAGCAATCTATTCGGTCTCAAGAGCGCTGATCAGGTTCTTGCGCTCATGGCCGTCGCGCAGGCAGAAGGACGCCACCCAGGGTCCGTTGCGCGTGACTACCATATCATTCAGGGCCGACCAGCCCTTCGTGCGGACGCAATGCTCGCACGCTTCCAACAAGCCGGAGGAACGGTCCACTGGCTGAAATATGCGGATGACGAGGTGAAAGCCGAGTTCTCCCATCCCCAAGGCGGTTCTCTCACGTTGTCTTGGACACTAAAGCAGGCCCGCGAAATCGGTCTTGCTGGAAAAGACAACTGGAAGAACTACCCGCGTGCCATGTTGCGTGCCCGTGTGATCTCCGAGGGAATTCGTACTGTGTACCCTGGAGTTCTCACGGGAGAGTACACCCCTGAGGAAGTGATGGACTTCACGCCCGCGCAGACCATGCCAAAGATCGAAGTGATCGAACACGAAGAGGTCGTCGATGGTTTGGCGTTGTTCGTGCCTGACGTGGACGGCACTTTGAAGCAGTACAAAATGTGCGCTGGCGAAGAGGACTGGAAAGACACATTTCTCGATCTCTTCTCGAAAGTCGGCAATTCCAAGAAGCTTTCTGACGAAGCAAAACAGGAAAAGCTGAAGGGATTGAAGGAAGCGAACGACGAGCTGTTTAAAAGGCTAATTCTGAATGATGCCGAGGAAGGTGAACATGTCGAACTTTAAGAAAGATGGAAAAGGCGTTCTCTTTGTGAACGACAAAACCAAAGAGAGCCAGCCCGACTACAAGGGGAATGTCGTTCTTGATCGCGACTACTCGAAAGGCTCTGAAATCAAGATTTCGGGCTGGAAAAAGAGGACGCCGAAAAACCATCTGATCTCGCTTTCCATAGACAACTACAAAGCGCAAGATCAGGACCGACAGTGGCCGAAACCGGTCCATGAAGACGAAGATGTGCCCTTTTGAGTACGATTGTGTTCGTCATTCCAGGAGTAGCACGGGGGAAGCAACGCCCCCGCGCAACACGCACTGGACGCGTGTACACGCCCGCGCAGACCGTCAACCAAGAGGCGTATATCAAGATGCTGGCGGCAACCGCCATGCGTGGCCTTGCACCGCTTATAGGCCCATTAGAAGCTACATTTAGCATAAGCGTGGCAATACCTAAAAGTTTTACCCGACAACAACGAAAACAAATCGAAGATGGAACGCTTTTTCCTACATCAAAGCCGGACATCGACAACGTGGTGAAACTTCTGTGCGATGCGATGAATGGCGTTGTGTATGGGGACGACAAACAGATTGTCGATCTTTATGTGAGCAAGGCGTATGCGGACGCGGGTTCAACAACGGTGATGGTATCAATGAAGGGGACGAATGATGGACACGATAGACCCGAAGGTCGCAGGCAAGTGGACTGAAGACCGCATGGAAGACGTGATGATAGAGCTGGGCTCAGAAAAGGCGAAGGTGAAGAGCTGGTCTCGTCATTACGATGATCTACACAAGAAGTATGAGACGCTGTGTGACGCGCTTTACAAGATTGTTGGGCTTGATGAGTACGAGCGTGAAACGTGCGTGTGGATTGCAAAAGACGCGTTGAAAGATGCTGGGGAGTGGCCACGATGATCGACATCAACAAAAAGTACCGCACCCGTGATGGCCGCGAAGTCCGCATCTATGCAACGGATGGGGCTCAGTGTGGCACCTGCGTTCACGGAGCAGTTTTCAATAATGAATGGTGGGGTTCAGTTACTTGGAACTCAAATGGAAGCGCGCATTCTTGGAGAGAAGATGATTTGGACCTCATCGAAGTTCGCCCCCGCCACAAGCGGACGGTGTGGCTTCATGTATTTAAACACACTATTGTTGCCGCAGAAGAACCTCCACTCGCCGCCATTGCTGGCAGCCTCGCCTGCATCAAAGTCGAGTTAGACTTTGAGGAAGGAGAAGGGCTATGAGCGATGATCTTGTAAAGCGTTTTCGAGAACGCAATGTCATGGATTATGCCGATTTTGATGCAGTTGTAGACCGCATCGAGAAGCTGGAGGCAAACATAAAACTACAGCTTGAATGGTATCTCTCAAACAAAAGAGTGCTTGCTGACCGCATTGAAAAGCTGGACGCGGCGCTGCGGGCGATCATCGTGCATTGTGAGGTGCCAGCCCCACCAAATGCAGAAGCATTAATAATGTTTGCCCAAAAAGCACTGGAGGGGAAAGATGAGTGAGTACGAGGTCACAGCATTCTGGGCTGTGATCTTTATATTGATGACAACGCTAATCTGGGGACTGACAAAATGAACCACACAGAAGTGCTTACCAACGCCATCAACATTCTGCGCGACAGAGACGCCAAATACGGGCCTGTCCAAGAAATGTTTGAGCGCACATCAAAGCTGGCGTCGATCATTCTGGATCGGGAAGTGACGCCATATGAGATTACCGTCATCATGAAGTGCTTGAAGGACGCCCGTAAGAAATACGACCCAATGAACGTCGATCACTACGCCGACAACATCAACTACGAAGCGTTCTCGTATCAGTTCGCCACCGCTGGAGCAGATGAAGCCGCCGAAGACGCTGTAACCGCTGAACTTGCCAAGAAATTGGCTCCCATGATGTCCAACAACGGAGATTACAATGTCTGAGAGACGCAAGGTATTTGTAGCCACACCTATGTACGGTGGCATGTGCACGGGCTTCTACACGCAGAGCATTTTACAGTTGCAAAATGTATTTATGCAGAACGGTGTGGAGTCGGCCCTGTCTTTCGTGTTCAACGAGAGCCTGATCCAACGCGCTCGCAACAGCCTCGCCCATGCGTTTCTAAAGACCGACAGCACGCATCTTCTGTTTATAGATGCAGACCTGAGGTTTGACGCCAATGGCGTTTACAGGATGCTAAAGGCCGACAAGGACGTGATCTGCGGCATATACCCAAAGAAGGAAATCAATTGGCCGATGGTGAAGATTGCCATTGACCAGGGCGTACCAGTCGAAGAGCTGAAGTGGCACACGGGCTCGTGGGTCATCAATCTGGCGGGTTACGAGGGCTCTGCAACCGTCAATGTCAACGAACCGTTTGAGATATGGGCAGGCGGCACCGGCATGATGCTGATCAAGCGCGAGGTCTTTGAGAAGCTGAAGGAATGGACGCCGATCTACACCAACGACATGACCGACCTGGCGGGCACGATTGGTGAGAAGGATCAGATTTACAATTTCTTCTCACTCAGCATTGAACCCGGCACCAACCGTCTTCTGTCTGAGGACTACCACTTCTGCCGTGAGTGGAGATTGACCGGCGGCAAGATATGGGCAGCACCCTGGCTCACGCCGGGCCACGTTGGCACTTACCTGTTCGAAGGTCAGTTACCGATAGACCAAGAAAGCCGCGTCGAAGAGGGGCCGCAATAGCCGTCTCTGCGTGCATTGTTCACCTTGATCTCTGTGATAGTTTGGGGGGTGTCCTTGGAAGACCAAGAGACATCCTTCCAAACCTCACAAGCCGTTCCGTTAGTCGCGCTTGTGCCCGTCAGACTTGAGCAGGCCATCAGGGGTGACATCAACAGCATCGCCAGCACGAACCGCATTTTCAACTCTCCTAAGAGCGTCCTTGGTAGCCGCAGCCTCAACTTCCGCAATGGCGTCGGCCCTGATCTTGAAGTACACGCCGCCGAGAACGACGACAACGGCCACCGCCATAGCAAGATAGCGGCCCACAGGCGTGAAGAGCAGACTAAACACCGTGCTCCTCCATATGCTGCTTGCGGAAGAACCAAATCGCAATTCCCAGCCCGATGATGGCGGACATGATAAGGAAATTGGGGTTGCTGAATAGGCCAATAAGCTGATCCGCCGTGTCAGACGCGTCTTGAGCCTGCGCAGCGACCTGTTTTGCAACACCCAAGCCTCCGAGGCCAGCCGTAACCAACGCCGCGTTACCCTGTTTGCTATCCGCCATTGTTCGTACAGGTACAGGATCGGGATTGGCGCGGTGTTCATGTTCATCAGCCGTAGGCTCCTCTTTGACGGTAGAGGCCGCTGTAGCCTCTCCAGAGACCCACCAGGCGCTTTCTGCCTGACGACGGCGTACAAGGCCGGGGAGCACTTTACCGCCGCCCTTGGTCCATTTCATCAGCTCTGCGGGCACTTCATCAAACTTCGCAGCGTTCACCTTCTTCAGGAGCGTCGATGACTCAAGATTGCGGTCCCCTGCGTTGTAAACGAAGTCAACAAGCACGTCGAACTGATGCTGGTTCAGGGGCTGGTGAACCATGTTGTGAACGGCAGTCTCGAACTTCACAAGATCACGAGAAAGAATGTCGTCGGCCTGCTGCTGAGTGATCGTCATCCCGTCCTTGACAGGGGGAGCGCCGGCAGACGTTGTGTGGCCGTATCCGATGGTGCAGACGTTGGCCGGGCAACGATAGGCCGTCAGCTTGCAGCCTTCGAACTTCTTGAGAAGGGCGTTCATACCCTCTGGGCTCATTTGCACGGGCGTACTCCTAGTGGATGAGGGAAATGACAGCCAAGAGGCCGCAGATGAGGACGACAACAAACAGCAAGAAAGCAGAGCCCCAAACCATAGCATCGTGCATAAGTTGCTCCTGTTGTTTCTGGGCTTCCAAAGCAGCAGCTTTCTGATCCTTTTTAATCTGGGTCGTAGCAGCAACCACCTGGTCCCAAGCCGCCAATCCGAATTCGCCAACGAAGTGGTTCTTCAGGTCCGCCATCATGGCGTCGGCTTCAGCCTTGGCCGCGTAGGCTTCCATCGCTACCTGTTGAGCGGACTTTCCTGCGGCGAAATTTCCCTTGGGCTCTGCGGCGGCGCGAGTAATCGCAGCAACGCTATCAAACAGAGAGCCAAGGTCGCCCGCCATGCCCTGAAGTTCTTTACCAACGGCAATACCGGCCTTGATGGCCTCGTAACTACCCTTGGCAAGAGCAAGTATTGTAAGCGGGTCCATTTACCGACATCCCCAACGCCTTCTCGCGGCTTTACCGCGCTCACCCTTCCACTTTTTTGACCGAGCGCAGAAGCTTTTGTGACGCGGGTTCTTCGGGTCTTTGGTAGGGGCTTTCAGCTTCGATCCGGTCGCCTTGTTGTACTTGCGCCGACCCTTCTCGGTGAGGCCGCCCCCAGCCTTCACCGATTGCTTCTCTCCCCGTCCAACACTGAGGGACGGTCCAGACATTATCGCCTCGCTGTTCTCTTGG